TGGTAAGGATGCAAATTTAGTAGATGAAAAATCAATTTCTGCATTAGAAGCAAAATTATCTACAAAAAGATATGGTCCTGGAGTTGGAGAGTGGGGACCTACTTATAATGATAGTAAATTATATAGTAAGGTTACAAAAAAAGATTAATGAATTTTAATGGCTAAGAAAAAAGTTACAAAAAAGAACAATCCTAAATGGGTTGCAAAAAAATATGGATTTAAGTCAGGTCTTGAGGAAAACGTTTCAAAACAAATCGAAAGTAAAGGAATTGCAGTTGAATATGAGTCAGAAAAAGTGGCTTATATTATACCTGCTTCTGAACATACTTACAATCCTGATTTTAAGCTACCAAATGGAATTATTATAGAAACCAAAGGTAGATTTGTTATAGCAGATAGAAAAAAACACCTATTAGTTAAACAACAACATCCAGAATTGGATATCCGATTCGTTTTTACAAACTCTAAGAATAAAATCAATAAAAAATCCAAAACCACCTATGCAGATTGGTGCGAAAAGAACGGATTTAAATACGCAGATAAAGAAATACCAGAAGAATGGTTCTTATAACCATAAAAATTTGGTAATTTCAAATATTTGTTGTATATTTGGTTTGTGTTAAGTAGCAATGATAAAAATAAGGTAATTACTGCCCTTACTAATGTATTGGGTAGTGGAGTATCCCTAAAAGGGAACGAAATAGCATATTACTGCCCTTTTTGTAATCATCACAAACCAAAACTACAAGTTAATACCGAAACCCAAAAGTGGCATTGTTGGACTTGTAATAGTGGTGGTAAAAAACTTACATCTTTACTTCGTAAATTAGATGTAGATAGAAAAACTATATCTCTTATTAGAGAAATCTATGGCGATAGTAATTGGACACCACAGCAAGAAGATGCTGAAACAAAGGTGTTTATTCAACTCCCAAAAGAATTTATTTCATTAGCGGAAGAACCAAAGGGATTTAATCCTGAATACAAACATGCTATACATTATCTTACCCAAAGAGGTATTGGTATAAAAGATATCATCAAACACAATATTGGATATTGTAAAGAAGGTTTATATGCCCGCAGAGTGATAATCCCATCATACAATTCAGATGGTTCACTTAATTATTTTGTTTCTCGTTCTTATTATGAAGATGAGAAGATGAAATATAAAAACCCGCCAATCAGTAAGAATATAATTTGTTTTGAATCACAGGTAAATTGGAATGAACCAATTATACTTTGTGAGGGTGTATTTGATGCTATAACAATTAAAAGAAATGCAATTCCACTTTTAGGTAAGTTTCCTTCCAAACAATTGGTTGAAAAAATCTTTATGAGTGGGGTAAATAATATCATTATTTCATTAGATAACGATGCAATCAACGAAGCACTTAAAGCAGCTGATTACTTCAGAAAAAATGGAATCAATGTAAAGATGATGTATCTAAAAGATAAAGATGCATCGGATATGGGTTATGAAAAATTTTATGAAGAACTAAAGAAAACTAAAGAGTTTTCATCAGAAGATTTACTATTAAACAAAATAAATTCATTATGAGTTTAAAAAGAATTTACCATATTGCGGATATTCATATTCGTAACGTACAAAGACACAAAGAGTATAGAGCAGTGTTTGAAAAGATGTTTGAAGAAATCCGTAAAAGAGGTACGGAAGATTCAATCATTTATTTAGCAGGTGATATTGCACATGCTAAATTGGAAATGTCACCTGAATTGGTGAAAGAGATTAGTTGGTTATTTACGGAATGTTCTAAACATTGTGAAACAATCCTAATTGCGGGTAATCACGATTGTAATATGAACAACTCTGACCGTTTGGATGTACTTACTCCAATCGTAGAGGCTTTAAACCTACCAAATTTTCACTATCTTAAAGATACGCAAGTATATTCGTTAGGTGGAGTTGATTTCGCTGTATTCAGTATCTTTGATAAAAAAGATAATTGGCCAAAAGCAGAAACACTATTTGGAAATAAAAAGATTGCATTATTCCACGGGCCCGTTGATAACTCAATGACAGATGTTGGATATGTGGTAAGTAGTAGACATTTTACAACGGATATGTTTGATGGTTATGATTTGGCTCTATTGGGTGATATTCACAAAAGACAAACTATGATTTCGCCAAGCGGATGTAAAGTAGTTTATGCAGGTTCATTAGTACAACAAAACTTTGGTGAGAGTTTAAACGGACACGGATTTTTAGTTTGGGATGTTGCATCTTTAAAATACGAAGCAATCGATATTCCAAATGATTATGGATATTATACATTGGATGTGGATAATGGTGTAGTTCCAGTTGTAACGGATATGCCGAAGTTCCCTCGATTGAGGGTTCGTTTATCGAATACTGATACCGCTGATACAAAGAAAGTAATCACCGAAATCAAAATGAGATATGGTGTTGATGATTTTACAATTATCAGAACCGATTCATTCAATAAACAAAAGACAGGTAATAGATTAAACAAATTAGATTTCGAAGATATATCCGATATCAACTATCAAAACACATTGATAAAGGATTATGTTCAAAGAATGATGCCATTTACAACCACTGCGGATTTAGATGGTTTAGAAGTAATCAATAGAGATATCAATAGTAGAATAACGCAAGAGGAAGTACATAGAAATATACATTGGAAACCTATAAAGTTTACATTCAGTAATATGTTCTCCTATGGTGAAAATAACAAAATAGATTTCGCAAAAGTAGGAGGATTGATGGGATTATTCGCACCAAACGCTAGTGGTAAATCATCTCTATTTGATGCAATCTCCTTTTGTTTGTTTGATAAATGTAGTAGAGCATTTAAGGCTACTCACATTATGAACAATCGTAAAAAGGATTTTGAATGTAACTTACACTTCCAAGTAAATGGAATAGATTTTCATATTAGTAGAACTGCTAAAACGATTAACAAAGGAAAGAACGTTAAAGTAGATGTACAATTTTGGAAAGATGAGGGTGGTACAATCACATCTCTAAACGGAACGGAGAGAAGGGATACAAACGCAGTAATTGAACAATACGTTGGTAAGTACGAAGATTTCGTATTAACCGCATTGAGTTTGCAAGGAAATAATGCTCTATTCATTGATAAATCACAAAGTGAGCGTAAGGATTTATTGGCACAATTTATGGGATTAGATATATTCGATAAATTGTATGAAACGGCAAGTGAGGATATTAAAGAAGTAGCAGTACTTATCAAAAATTTTAAGAAAACCGACTTTACGACAGAGTTGGCTGAAAAGGGTTTAGAAAAGCAAACAAAGAAATCGGAACTAAGAGCAAAGGAAAAGGAGTTAGAAACAAAAACAAATGATGTAGAAGATTTATCTAATAGAATATTGGGATTAACAAAAGAGTTGGTGCCGGTAGATGCAAATTTAGATTTAGATAAATTAGAAAAGAAAAAGAATCAAATTGGTTTTGATATTCTACATGTTCTTTCTGAAGAAAAAAATAAGAAAGCAAAATTAGATGAATATACTCAAAGTATTTCTGAAATATCACAATCGATTGAAGAACATAAAACGATTAATGGTAAACCAATTGAAGATGCTAAAAAGGAATGGGATGAGTATAAGAGTGAGATAAATGAAACCGAACATCAAATTCAGTTATTAGAACAATCTTTGGAATCCAATAGAGAAAAACTTTCACATTTGGAACAACACGAATATGACCCAAATTGTAAGTTTTGTATGAACAACGTATTCGTAAAAGATGCGTTAGAAACAAAATCTAAAGTTGAAGAGCAAGAAGATAAGTTAACCGAATTAGGTAACAAACATCAATCTTTAATTCAACAGGCATCTTATATTGCAGATGTGGAAGAACAATGGGATTCTTTAGTTGAGTTAAAATCTAAGTATCAGAAAGCAATTGTAATTAAAGAAAAAACAATTGCAGAATTAAATGGATTTGAAACTCAAAAACAATTATATGATACTCAATTGGAGCAAGTAAATGCAGATATTCAAAAGTATCACGATAATGAAGATACGATTAAACGTAATAAACAAATAGAATCCGTTATTGAAGGTTTAAATAAAACCAAAGGTGAAATAGAATCCGAAGTAAAATCACTTAACAAACAAATATCCGATTTGAATAGCTCTATTACTCAAATACAATCGTTTATAGACAATGTAAAGGATAAGATGGATGAAGTTAAGGAATTGGAAGAAAAGAGTCGCCTATACACCTATTATATCGATTCTGTAAAGAGAGATGGTGTTCCATATGAACTCATTTCGAAAGCAATGCCTGTTATTGAAAATGAAATCAATAATATA